CTGAAGAAGCCTGCAGTCTGTTCTAGGTCATCGCCCTCAACCGGAGCATCATCAGATTTAAATATGTCAGAGAAATAACCCATTATTTGGCACCTGTAATAATTTCATCTCGCAGAGTGCTAATGCGGCGTAATTCCGCAACTGCGCCTTGAATGCGCTTAACTCTCTCCATGTCTGTCTCACTACTCATCTGATTAAGATGCTGGCTAATACGTGCATCTGCATAAGTCTGGAGTAGGTCCATGCTGGTCTTGTCGTTGACCAACGGCAGTAGTGATCGAATAAACTGTTTATCCATTATTGAATTGGAACCCCTGCAGGCTGCTGTGGTGGCTGTCCACCATTGTCTCCACCGCCGCCGCCAGTAAAGCCTGCAGCATCGGGTTCTGGAGCCGCACCAGCGGCTATGTTACCCCCACCATTGCCAGTAGGGTCTGCCGGTGATGGAACGGGTGGACCGCCTTGTGGGCCTGCCTGTGGTGGCGGTGCTGGCTGCTCTGGCATGAGTGCCTTTATCTCAGCCATCATCTTCTGCTGGATCGCAGCCTCGCGTGGATCATTGAGAATTTTATCCTCGTCTAAGTCCATCGATGCAGCTAGTTCGCGCAGGATGTAGTCGTACTTCACAAATGGTGCCATCTGCTCATTGCTGGTCATCTGCATAAACTGCAGTAGTCGTTGGCTACGCACTTCATTCCGCATCAGGCTCTCAGTACCACGTGCCTTCACGTCTAGGTCTCCGATAAACTCCTTGTCGAAGTTGAACTGCATATTGAACGCGAAGAGGCTCTTACCCAATGGTGATAACAGGTAATCATCCACGTTGCGCACCACCGCTTTGATGTTCTGAGCAGCCGCACCCATGAGCATGGACATACCGCTGGCTGTTCTACCTACGCCGCCTACTGCACCGGAACCGTGTGAGTATGACGGGATGCCAGTGGCTTCATCTGCAAGCTGACGGCTCTTGTCGAACATCATCAGTAACTCTTGGGAAACATTGGGAAATTTGGTCCCGAAGATGGCCTGCCCCGGCGCGCCGGATTGCCTCCGAAACACTTTGCCGGGGTACACAGACATATCCTGACCCGGTACTAGGTTAGTCTCATCTACTTCGATAATCAGGTTTCCAGACAGCGCACCATTGTCCACCGCCATACGCATGAACCCATTCATAAGTAGCTGTGTATCTGTCATATTCTCAGCTACACCTATACCAAAGAATGAGTATGGATTTAGTTCATACGGGACCGCCTGATAGGGAATACGCACTGGTGTGAAGGGATTAAGGACCAAACGTAGGATTTGACCGTTACATACCCATATATTCACCTGTATTTCGTCTTTTTTGGCTAATTCTTTGGGTATAGTTATATCGGCTTCTTCGGCTAATTCGGCGTCTAACACGCCCCAATATTCCAGTACTTCATACCGATCCATGTCGGATGAGGTGGATTCTTCCTCTAAGCTGTCTTCCCAGTACTCCCGAATGTAGTCTGCGCCGTATTCCAAGGCGATTTCTATGGATTCTTCGCGGAAATGTGGGCGTTTCTTCAGCGCACGTATCTGTGTGCGGTTTAAACGGTGCCGCTGGACGGTATACTCTGCCTCAGTCATATTCCGAGCGTCTGGGTCAGGGTAAAAGTCCCAAATGCTGACGTACTCAATCTTAGGGATGGTTTCAAAGAGTGGATCGTAGTTTCCTTCGGTATCCCAGCGTGGATATTCCTTATCCTGCGCAAATGGACCTTTCATAATACCGGTTCCAAAGAGGCAAGCCTCAAAAGCCATTGATCTTAGGTGTTTTGGAGCCTGAGTTTCCTCAAGCTGGTCGTGCATGAGTTTTTCCATCTTCTGGGCTGCACGTTTGGCTGGTTCGTAGGTAATAGAACCGGCTACTTTGCCTGTACCTAGTTCTAGATCGTCTTCGATGGGCTGCAGGGCGTCTTTGTACATGCCCAAGTCCCGCGCAAGGTCAGGACGCACGATACTTGTCTTAGGAGAGTAGTCTACGCCGACTTCTTCTTGGACTTTGTCCTTAGTAAGGGCGTTTGGATTGTATGAAACGGCTCCAGCTACGTTATTCGGGAACTGCCTAGCCTCAATACCGATTGGGAACTTAGAACCAGCAAATAAAACGTCTACTACTTGGGCATAAGCAGCCAGAACCTTAGTCTTGGTGATCTTAATGAAAGCCTTGCTCTTCTCAGTCTCAGTAAATTGGACTTCAGACGAGTATAAACCACGGTAATTCCGATATGCGTCCAACCAACGGTTCTCATCACCCCGTCTTGCGTCTTTAGACCGGAGATACTGACCTTCGACAAAGCCAACTGCGCCGGAATACTCTAGATTTTCCTCTAGAACGTCACCGTCTTCGGTCAGAGGGACCACCAAGTCGGAATCCGTTACGTCTTCTGGGATAGGTTTGTCCATAATAGCCATATTTAGTATCCAAATGTTGCATCGGCGGGACGCCAGACTTGTTGTGGGATGCCCTTGCCCATATCAAAGGGCGAATACGCCTTTGGTCTGCTCATAACTGCGTATCTTACGCTGTCGTAGGCGTGGTCTGAGGCGTAGCGAGGATCAATGTCATCAGAGCCTCTGGGATCAGACGGTATAACAGGTAAATCTGCTATAATTTGACGGCAGGTATTAAAGAATACGAGGCCTGCTACTCCGGTAAATTCATCTACCTTCAGCACTTCATGCAGCCGGTTCTTCCCAGCCACCCTTGCGCCGTTGGTTCTATCGCTAGGACGCCAGCGTGTGCCTTCGTTAATCATCTCTTCGGCTATACTAGGGCCTAATTGCCCACGGTGGTGCCAACAAGAACTGTCTAAGACGCCATACTGTATGTTATCTCCTAGTTCAGCCTTTCGGACTGCCTTGGCTAGGTCACGTCCGGTGTGTTTAGAGACGTACAATTCCCTGTAATTGATCAGAGTGCCGAAGTTGGGATCAATGGCAAACCAGTGTACTGCAGAATAACTAGAATAGCCGTAGTCGCATGACCTAAATCTAGTCCAAGTATCGGGTATATCATACGGCTCAACCACATGGACAGACTGCCTAAACTCCGAGAAAGCGGCTCCATCAGCAACTGCCCAATCTCCATCAAGAAGTTGCCGCCGTTGCATTTCTGGGAGCGATAATAAGTTAGCCTCATACTGCCCACCTTCCATTAGATAGGGATTGTCTACGAGTGATGCAGGGATAAACCGCCTGTAGAATAAAGGTTCTCCAGCCTTTGCATGACTATCCGGATAAACTAGGTCTTCACCGCTATCTATGTCTGTAGCCACAAACTTTTTATTGGCAGGGGCCGGATCGATGAACATCCTTTTCACCCATCCATGCCCACTTCCACCGGGGTTTGTAGTGGCTCTCATGTAGATGGGGAGGGTGGGATCAGTAGTACGAAGACGTGACCTCATGTAGTTCCATGCAAAGGGAGTAGGATGCTGGGTAAGTTCATCAAAGGCTATGTAAGAGAATGCCTGACCTTGATACCGCATAACATCTTGGTCACGCTCTAGGTAGGTAAGCCATAACTTAGCACCTGATGGAAAAGTCCATTGTGATTTCTTCTCCTGCCATTTTGCACCTTTGAAAGCACGGGGGTATAACTCTTGGGATTTCCATATTAATTCCCGCATCTCATCGTTAGTACGGCGAAGGATTAGCCCGTTGAAATTAGCATTGTTAAAGTACCTCATCGGGTCAGCTAGAAGCCCGTAGGACTTACCACCGCCTGCAGCCCCGCCGTAGAGTACCTCTCTTTCTGACGCTGCTAGGAACTCAGTCTGTGGGCCTTCGTTAGGAGCGAAGACTACTTCCTTTTCTTGCCGTTGCTCTTCGATGGAAGAGAAGTCTAAGTTGGCGGTGTCTAGTTCTTCCTTTGGCTTCAGCGTGTCGAGGTTCTTCTTGGCAATAGTCAGACTTCTTCTAGCGTCTGCTTGCTTGCGTTTAGCAGTGACTAGTCTCTTCTCTTCAGCCGTCTTAGGCTTTCTCTTACGGTTCTCTTTTCCTAAATCCTTCAACCGTTGGGATGGATTGGCAGTACCCTTACCTCGTTCACGGTTCCAGATGTAGATTAAGCCTTGATGGCTGATAGTCTG